ATATCTTCAACGCACAAAAAGCCGTATTTGGTGCGAGAGGGGCTGCTCAGGCCGTAATTGTCTGCATCCTTGAAAAACTTGACGTAGCCCTTGGTGGAGAGCACATCCAAGCGGCCACGAATGGTGTCCTTGCCGCCAAGCCCGGCGCGGTTTTCAAACGCCTGACAAAACTGGTTCATGGTGTAGACACGACCAGCGCGGGATTCTGCATAGATGATTTCAAGGATGACATCGCGCTTGCGACGGCGCTCCGCATCCAGCTTCTGGCCATAGTCACGATTGACCAGACGATCTGAGCTGTACTCCATCTCTTGCCACTCACCATCGACCTTATCGATCACTTTTGAGCGCAGGCGCGGGCCGTTTCGCAGCTCAAAAATCAGCTGGCGATAGGACTGATTTTCATCCGGCTGGAACATAATCAGTCCGGTGGTGTAATAGCCTCGCAAGCTGCTGGCACCGGAGAGAGCCTGAAACGGATCTTCTTCCAGTTGCTTCTTTTGGATTTTGCGTGTGTGGTGAGCAAGGATGATCCCGGCATCGGGATTAACGGCATCACGCAAAGCATCGAGCCGTTGCTGCAAGAAAAACAGCATGGCGGCGTTGTCGTTTTCACCTGCATCACCTTCGCCGCCGTCAAACACATTACGCAGTGGATCAACGACGATAATATCAACGCCAAGATCGCTAAAATGGCTGCGAATGGCCTCGCAGGTGGCGGCCACGCCATGCTCATTGAGCAGCATCTTGAATTGTGGTGTAACGACCAGATTTTTGCGGACCAGTGGCAGCAGGTTTTTATCAAACGCCATGTTTTGCAGGCGCTCACGCAAATAGTGGTAGCCAATCTCTGCCTGCAGATAAAATATCCGTAGTGGACGTGGTGGCTTCATGCCAAGGAAAGGAACGCCTGCCGCCATATGGGCCAGCAACGAGAGCAGAAAATCACTCTTGCCGACCTTGGGCGCGCCACCGAAGACCATCAACCCGCCCGGCGTTAACACACGCGGCAGGATCAAATCCTCTGGCATTGGGGATGTATCATCCAGAAAATGCCCGACCGTGAAGGCAGGTACAGCAGTGACAGCAGCTTTTTCGGTTTTGATGCACGCAGCAATAAAAGCGCGTATGTCCAAGCCCTCAGACACAGCATCGGCTGCGTCCCATTTCTCGGGCTTATCACTTGGTACATCCAAAACGGTGAGTGAGGCAGTAATGCCCTGTGTGCCAAGATATGTGCTGACGGCTTCGGCATAAGCGTGGCCAGCTTCATCATGATCCGGCCAGATCAGCAGGTGTTTTCCTTTAAGCGGTGACCAGTCAGTTTTTTCGGGCGGGGCTTTTGCGCCATTCATCGCGGTTGTGGCGGTGATGCCATGGGTCATCAAAGCTTCGGCAGCTTTTTCACCTTCGACCAGCACCACATGCTGATTTTCCTTCAGGCCCGGCTGATTAAAGAGCGGTCTTGGTGTGGGAGCGCGATGTTTTTTTGCCAGCACATCCCATGGCCTGAATTCCTTGCCGTCGGCTGTGTCATAGCGATAGACGCAGGCAATCAGCTTGCCATCACCGTCCAGATAGTCCCATTTGGCCGTGTGCGGGCCAAGCTCATCCTCGGGGATGTGTTTTGCAGGTTTGGCTTGATTAGCAGGTATCGGCGCAGGTGAAGACAATCCCAGCCATTCACTGGCTAAGCTGACCACCTGTGGGAATTGATGTTTGGTATCCAGATTGTGACAAGCAGCCCATAGATCAAAGATGTCGCCACCTTCGCCCGTGGCAAAATCATGCCACATGCCAGCCTTGCCACTATTGAGCTCAATCTTGAGGCTGTCACCTTTATTGCCTTGAATATCACCAATCTCATACACGCCGCGCTTTATGCGTCCTGCGGGCAGCAAATAAGACAAGACTTGATCCAGTCGCCCGATAAGCTGGTGACGGATATCGTCCGTAGGAACAGCAGCGTCTTTAAACTCAGGATATTGGCTTGGCGCATCGTTGAAGTCGGACCAGCTTGTCGTCATGCAGGCACCTCCCAACAACGGTTGCGGTAGGCACAGAAACGACATTCAAAATGTTCAGGATCAGCGGTATGACGCGGCAATAACTCACCAGCCTCGGCTGCTTTTAAGATGGTAACCGCACGATCACTGACTTTTTGAGCAAGGCTCGCATCAAAAGGAACAAGCTCAAAATGCAGCTCTGCCGTATCTTTATTAATGGCCGTGAATAGCGCTGGGTTCTTACTGATGCCCGGCACACTGCCTTCCATATAGGCTTGGTAGGTGGCCATCTGCGCGGCATAGACAGGCTTTGATTTAGCAACGCCACGTTTGACGGTGTCTTTCCATGACTTGGCATTGAGCGACTTACACTCCCAAAGCATCGGGAATGTCAGGCCCAGCGCCTCGGGTGCGCCATTAATAATGCCGTCGACATGTCCACGGATGCGGCCATCGGCGACCGAGAACCCGAATTGATAGCCATTTGGCTTTTCAGTGAAGAGCTCAAACCCGGCAAGACGCAGCCAGCGAATGGCCAGATCTTCAAACACATGGCCTGCGGCAAATATTCGTAAGGTCTGACCGGAAAAACCTTCGTCTTTGGGTGTGTTGGTATATTCGTATTGTAATTTACGGCTGCAGTTTTCCCCGAGGCGGGAAGCCCCCAGATAATCGCGTTCTGGCTGGGCTTTATGTTCCGCGCACAGTGCCTGATCAATCAATTCAGACACACGCTCGGTAAAACTGGGCCTGTGATTAAAATCAAGCATCTAAAATGGAATCTCCCCAAAGTCTTCTATGGGCTCGCCTTTGGAAAGCTCGTCCATGTAAGCTGTCACAACGACTTCGATCAGCGTCAGGACTTGCTCACGGGTTAAATCTTGGAAGGCTTTGTCAGTGCCAATCTCGGCGACATATTCGCCAAGGGGACGCAGAGCCTTATTCATGCAGTCACGTTCAAAATCGGTGGGATCAATCATGCGGCGATCCTCCCGTTTTCAATGACCTGACGGATGGCTGTGTTGTTAAACCGCATGGTCATCAGAGCGGATGCCTTGTAACGGGTCAGGCTGTAATCATTGCGATATTCAGGAGGGAGATGACGCAGCTGTTTTTCGGTGGCAGGCTGGTGCAACCAGTTTTTGGTTTTGTGAGCAGCGCTTTCGGTTTCAAACAGGTTGATCCAGTCATCGGCAGCGGCAAAGCAGACAATACGCTCACCCGCAGCCAAGAGCTTAACCGCATGGTTTTTGCGACCACCAACGGCGTACCATTCACCGTCGCGGTAAAAGACACCGCCCCAAGCCTCAAAGCCAGTTGCAATGAAATACTGATCATCGCCGCGCAAATCGCACCAAAGGAAGCTGGAGCGTTTGAGAATATCAATTTCCGTCATGTGGAAATCGGCGGTCTGTGTGGTGTCAGCTTCGGGCTGACCTTCCCAGACATAGCCACATAGCAGACATTCCTTACTGGCGAGCGGCACATCAGCGCCGCATTCCGGGCACTCTTTATAGGGCGCATCGCCTTCAATAAACTGGTCGTCCAGCTGGACTTCCTGTTCCAGCGAACCATGCATCAGTGTCGATATGCCAAAATCTAGCACAACGCAGTCTTTTTTGATGATGCCGGGAAATTCAGCCGGGTCGACTGTTCGCAACCCACGCCCAATCATCTGGATCATCGTAGATTTGTAGGAACTTGGTCGCAGTAAAACGATGCAGGATGTTGGCGGGTGGTTCCAGCCTTCAGTCAGTACCGCAACATTCACGATGACTTGTAGATCGCCTTTGCCGTAAGCTGCCAAGGTATCAGGGCGATCTGTCTCACTCATATCACCCCAGATCATGCCTGTGGCGATGCCCGCGCTGATAAAGCTGGCCATGACATCCCGCGCATGCTCAACGGTCGAGCAAAATACAACGGTTTGACGGTCTCCGGCTTTTTCTTTCCAGTGCTGAACCACCGCATCATTGATGGGGCGCGTGTTCATGATGTCAGCAACCGCGCCCATATCATAATCAAGGGCGGTTTTACGGACTTTACTCAGTTCTTCCTGAACACCGACATTCATGACAAAGGTGCGTGGCGGCACAAGGTGACCGGAAGCGATCAGCTCTTTGACCGTGATTTGGTCCGACACGTTGGAGAAGATCGGGCGCAGACCTTTTTTATCTCCACGGTTAGGCGTGGCGGTCATACCTAGCAGCTTCATGTTTGGATTGATATTTTGAGCGTGCTCAATCACTCGCATATAGCTGTCGGCCCGGGCGTGATGGGCTTCATCAATCACCAACGCATCAAGTGGTGGTAATGAATGCAGATTGCTTTCCCGCGAGAGAGTTTGCACCATGGCAAAGGCCACTTGGCCATCCCAGCTTTTCTCATTCGCATTAAAAATGCTGGTGGAGAGCGATGGGTTTACGCGCTTGAACTTGCCTTCATTTTGAAAGGTCAGCTCATCACGGT